GTGCCGTTCACGTTGATCTGCTGCGACGTGATGAAGCGGTCGTCGTCGGTGGCGTCGCCAACGATGACGGTGTTGCTGTTGTAGGCCGTGGTGCCGACCAGCTCGAAGGGGGTCTTCAAGTAGGTGGCGGCGGACTTCACGACGCTGTTGGCCGGCAGGGTAATCAAGGTGATGTCCTGCGCGGTGTTGTCAGCCGAGGTCGTCAGATCGGTGTGATCGATGACGAAGCGGTAGTTGAAGCCACGAGGACTCTCGTGGAGTGAGCGGAATGCGTTGGTTGTCATAATAGTGATTTCCTCCGATTAATCCGCGGTGCTGGCGATCTTGCCGTGAACCAAGGGGTTATCGACTTGGAGCGCAGCGATCGTGTCCACGATGCCACGGGGGCCTCCACCGGCGTCGTCCAAGGGCATGTAGCGCGGACGGCGGTTGTAGCGGATGCTGACGCCGTCCATGTCGAGCAGGTAACCGCGACGCAGCTGGGAAGCTGTGACTTGGTCTTTAGCCAGAAATAGGGACGGTGTGAGGGCCAAGTCGCCAAAATCGCCAGAAAACAGATCGATCTTTGCCGTGTAGGAAAGATCGGCGGCGTCTTGGTTGAAGAGGCGGACGGTGGCACCGGTGTTGGTGCTGCCGAACTGGACCTGTTGGAAGCCGGTGAAGCGGCGTTTCAGCGTGGGTCCGCACAAGAGCGTGTAGCTCTTGTTTTTGCCGCACTGTTCATACAACGACTGGAGCAGCGCCTGGATGGTGCCATCCGTGATGCTGTTGGTCGCGGTCGTGGTGATGGAGGCAGCGGGGGTGCGGTAGGCAGCGGGAACGGCGGTCGCCGAATCACTCTGCGCACTGTTGCTGATCCAGCTACCCAGGCCCCTAGTTTTGAAGGGGGTGGTGCCGGATTGTTCGGTGCTGTCTTGGTCGGAGCAGAACACGGACTCAAGATCCCTGGCGAGCTCCTGGAGGGAGCGTGTCACCGATCTTGCCATCTCCCGTTTGCGGCCGATGCCGGCGACATCCGAGACGGACTCGGCGAGGTCGTCGACCTTGGGCAGACGCCACATCTTTTGGATGCGGCCGTAGAGGCGGGCGCGGTTGGCAGCCTGGTTGGAGAACGTGGTAGCGTCCTGGTTGGAGAGCACGCCGGTGAGGACGGGCTCGTTCATTGCGTCGACGAGCCACGAGAAAAGTGGGTTCGTTGGATCTTTGGATTTTTTCGCCATCGAGAGCAGCGGAGTGCTCTTCTGGTCGGCAACCGCGATGAGGTCCGCGAGATCCTCGCGTGCACCCACCTGGTTGGTAATGAGAAGTTCAGCCATTGTAGTTGGTTTTCTAAATGTTGGTTTGGAATCTTGGTTGGAAGTGCATCACACGATGCTTTCCATGAATGCTTCGAGGGCGTTGCGATCGCCTCGGGCCTTGAGCGCGGTGTCGGCCTTTTGCCGCAGGGCCGCGCTCGATGATGCAGATACTTTGGGACTGGCGCTCGGAGTCGGGGTTTTCGGCACCTTGTCGGTGGCCGCCGCTTTCGTCGCCGGTGCTTTCTTGGTCTTGTCGGCGGATGCTCGCTTTTGCATCTGCTCGACTCTGGCCATGCGCAACTGTTGTCCCGCAAACGCGTCGCCTACGATGAGTTCCCAATTTGGAAAACTGACGATGGTCGGATATTGCTTGAGCGTGGCCTGGAGGAATTGATGGGCGCTGGTCCCGTTCTGGAAGAATTCGGGATAGAACGCTTTGGCTTCCGGGAGCGTTTGCTCGCGGACGCGGATGTATTCCTGCTGGCGTGGGCCGGCTTTGACCAGGGCTCGGGCGTTGGCGCGGATTTGTTTGACGGCGTCGGAGTCGTAATACTTCTCCTCGCCGGCAACCGTTACCGTGCCGCCGTCGCGGTGGTCGTCGGTCCAATCAAGGACCGCTTGGGCCTTTGCAATCTCCGCCTCGAGGGCGGCTGCGTCTGTGAAAGAACTGAGCGGATTGGCGGGGTCCTGGATGATGACCGGTGGCTTGGCGTCGGCGGCGGCTTTCGCGGCCTCGAGCTGGGCCTTGAGATCGTCGAGCTGCTCGAGGGCTTCGCGCTTTTGGGCGGTGAGCTTGTCGATGCGTTGCTGGACTTTGGTGGGAGCTTCGGGCTCTTCGGCCTTGGCTTCCTCGTCGGTCCCCTCGCCTTCCTCGTCGGATGGCTCGGCGTCGGTCTCGTCGGTTTTTTCTTCGGTGTCCCCGGATTCTTCGGCGGCTGGCTCGGAGTCTGGCTCTTCGTCGGCTGCTTCGGTTCCGCTGGTTTCTGCGTCTGGCTCGGTTGTCGCGGTGGTCGGCTTGGCGAACTGGACGCCGAGATGTTCGGCGATGTCTGCGAAGTCGATGTCGGTGACGTCCGGACCTGATGTTTGCACCTTGTCTGTGGTGTCTGTTGCCATGGTTAGTGGGTCCAAGTCCCGGCAGCATTGATTGCGTGCGCCGTAGATGACGCGCCGCTTGCGTGGCCAATGCAGAATGCCGTTCGCATGCGTGGGGAATTACGGCGCCGGAGAGCAAAGCGCAAAGGGGTGCGGTCACAAAGCACCGCAATGCACTGCAAAGCACTGCAAATTGTGCCGCGAAGCGGCACAGTTAGCAGTTTTCAGTGGGCAGTTTTCAGCAAAGGCGGGCGGTCGCCGCGGCGACCCTACCGGGAGCCGTAGATGGTGATGTACAAGAAGCCGATGTTGCCGAGAGTGTAGCCGGTGAAGGCGATGCCCATGCCGACTTGGCCTTCGCGGAAGAAGCCGACCGCCGTAAGGACGTAGCAGATGGTGCAGATGAGGAGCGGGGTGAATGTCATAGCCGGTAGCCAAGCGTGGTCAGGATCGTGGTGAGTTCGCGGCTTCTTTGGTCGATGACTTCTTCGGCCATGTCGGGGAAGGCGGCGTGGAGGAATTCGTGGAGTTCGACTCTGAGGCGTTTGCGGCCGACTAGGCGGCGGTCGATCAGGATGCGGTGGCCGGAGCTGTTGTCGCCGGGCTCAGGGGTGAAGGCGTAGCCGTCGGCTTTGCCTTTCAAACGGACGTATTTCCAGGGCCATGACCGGCTGGCGATGCGGAAGCGGTGCTGCATGGCGGCGTGCGGACGGCTGGGCCAGCCGTCCCTACCGGGGGGTGAGGCGGTAGTGGGGGACGGCGCGGGCGCGTTGTTCGAGTTGGATGACGTAGTCTTGTCTTTCGGCTGCTCCGTCTTTGACCATTTTGCGGACGCGTTCACTGGTGATACAGATGGATTTTCCGAGTTCTTGGGCGAGCTGTGCCACGGTGAACCATCCGGCAGGGACATGATCGAGCTTCACGGAGCTTTTCTTGAGCTCGGTGCAAAATTGGGCGAGCGAGGATTCGATTTGCTCGGCAGTGATCTTCGATTTCCTGGTCATAGATGCGTCACTTTGGGCGCCGGAGGGTTGTAGAAGATATGATGCGGGGTCGGGAGGGCGCCTTGGGGTTTGCCGCGCCAGTCCAAGATCAAGAGGCTGGGACGCGGGATGCTGTCGGGGACGACTTTGTGGCCGTGCCTGGTTAAGAATTGCCAGCCGCCGGTGACGCCGATCATGCCGGAGCCGTCGCTGTAGACGCCGCCGCAATGGCGGTGTCCGCGGAGATAGACCTGAGCAACCGGGTGGCCGGCGCGGACGGAGTTGAGGCGGGCGTTGCCGAGGGTGATCGAAAGGGCGGAGGCTTCGAGGTAGGCGCGGGAGGTGGCGCCGATGTGGTGGGTGGCGTCGATGGCGCAGCCGTGGATGTTGATGAGCCACTTCTCGCGGGCGACTTCGTCGCGGGCGCCGATGAGCCTGGCGAGGTAGCTCTCGACATCGTGAGTATGACATTCGGTGCCTTTGACGATGAAGGTGGCGGCGGCTTTGGCGGTGAGCGGCTTTAAGGCTTCGGCGGCCATGGCGCAGTGGTTTTCGATCAATGAGGCCACGACTTCGGGCGACCGGTGGTGGATGCCTTCGGTGGCGTCGCCGTTGACCAGGACGGCGTAGGGGTCGGGGCCGGCGATGGTGGCGACTTGGCTGAGGGCGTTTTGCCAACATTCCCACAACCAACGCTGATGGTGGTTCTTGCCGAAATTGATGGTGTTGCCGGCGAGGTTCTCGCTGTCGGGCGGCATGAGGCCGACGGTGCTGCCGCAGTGCAGATCGGAGCAGACGACGAGGATCGACGGCTTTTTGTCGGCTTTCTTCTTGGGCATGCGGTTAGTTTGGGGAAGGCGCAGTGGGTTGAATGTGACCGCTTACCTGCGCGATTTCCCGGTGCATAGATGAAGGAGCGGGGCCGTCCGTGGAAATAATCCGGAGAGCAGTGGCGACGCCATGCTTTGACTTGTTTTTGACGCGTTGCCTTTCCATGCGGGGGGAGCAATGCGGGGTCGGCTGATGAATTGCGAGTCGTTGCGACAGCAAAGCACTGCAATGCACTGCAAAGCACCGCAATTAGAGCGGATGTTCGCTATTCTGGAATGGCGAATGGCAGGCGGGCGCCGCGGCGATCACAAAGACGCATTACTTTTTGTTATCTGTTGCCTTTTCTATCCACATCGCCGGCGGGTCCGGAGGCCCCGCCCTACCCTAGAGGGATTCGGGGCTGGCGAGGGCGTCGATTCTTCGGGCGGCGAGGTCTTCCTTTAGGCTGGCTAACGCGTCTAGGCCGCCGGCGGTGTGGGCCAGGAGTGGTGGCTGTTGCGCGGTTTGCGGGGCTCTCACGATCGCCGTCGCGTCGGTGAGGTGTTCGTCGATCACGGCCATGATGGCCGCCCAGAGAGGCGTGCTCTCCGGGACGGCCAAGGCGCCGCGCTTCTCTTGGTCGGTCAACGTGGGGACGTTGAGTTGGATGCGTCGGGTGAACCAGTTCATTTGGCTTTGAAGCCTCCGCGTTTGTTTTTCATCTGAGAGTAGACCTTCGGGGCGATCGTGCTCTTGGATTTCGGACGGCTGGTGCCGGCGGCCTTGCGGCGGTTGATGTTGGCATAGAGTCCTTTTTTCATGTGTTTCCTCCTTTCTACCATTTGACTTTGTCGGCCCAATACGCGGCGGACATCTTGCCTTTGGCGATGTTCTTGGCGTGGCGGGCTTTGAAGGCTTTGTTCCGGGCGGTCCCGGCCGGTGATCCCTTCACGCCTTGTTGGCCGAAGCGGATGATGCGCTCTTCGCCGCCGGAGCACGCTTTGACCACGTGCGACTTGGTCGCGTGGCCGGGCGTGCGCTTGGGCGCGTTGCATTTCATGGATGATTTTCCGATCATAAGTTTTTAGGAGTTGGCAGTTGGCAGTTAGCAGTATCAGTTGGCTTGCGTCCGCAAGCCTGTCTCGCAGACTCGGCTGGCAGCAAGAAGGGTCATAGCGTGGGTTCGGGGAGGCCGAACGCTTGCAGGACGTCGATGCGTCGAAAGCGGCGGTATTTGATGCCTTTGAGCCGGACGGGTTTGAGCAGTCCGGTTTTGAGGTATTTGCGGTAGGTGTTGACGTCGTCTGGATCGAGCCCGAGCAGATCCATGACGTCGCGGCGTTTGAGGATTTGTTTCTTCATACAGGAGTTGTCAGTTGGCAGTTGTCAGTTGGCAGTTGGGAAAGTTGAGGCCAGAGCCAGACATATTTGTCGCGGCCGGGTCGTTTGCTGCGGGTGTCTGGTCCGGATCGAGCCCGAGAGATGCGTTGCCAGCCGTCGAAGCGGTAGGTGTTGCCGTTGTGGATGTCGGCGTCTTGGTAGCTGATGGCGTATTCGTAGCCGAGATGCGGGAAGACGAATTCGCGCCAGAGGCGAAGGGCAACGCGGCAGAGGCCCGGCCGCACGGCGCAGAGGCGAGAGAGCTCGATGCAGTTCTCGCGGTTAAGAAAGTTGGCGCCGCCTACGGTTTCGCGGATCAGTGCGGAAGTAATCGTGACGGCGACCGGAATGCGTTCGTGAATGAGGGCATGCGACCAGTTGCGGCCGTTGCCGCGAACGCACGGGCCCATCTTGTGCTCCCATTGCGTCAGCAGGCGATTGGCCTCCGGTAACGAGATGGGATCAAACGTGACCATCGAGGCAAACGGCATTTCAATTTCGGTGGCGGTCATTTCAGTAGCTGCCGAGGGGTTGGAAGCTGAGGTCGGTGTTGTCGTGGTAGCTGGCGCCGCTTAAGACGAGGTATCTCAGGACGTCGATGGCATCTTTTGTTCCGGAGGTTTTGGGGCCCGTCCCCGTGTATTGGCTGAGGGCGAAGATGAGGTTTTTGCAGTTGCTCGTGACGTAGAGGGTCGGCTGGTTGAGGGCGTCGATGGGTTTGCTGTCGTCGTAAGACAGCCAGTTAATAATCATGGTGACGCCTTCGG